CCATTGGTTGGGGTGACACTGTCCGATTGGCTGTATCAGTGGGTGAAGGTAATGCACTGGGCCGTGGCACCTACCTCAACAAGGTGAAGCTACTCAAGAAGGCTGAGAAGGTAGAGGGTGAAGGTGCCGATACCAGCGGTGGTGATTTCTAAGCCGGCTGTAGCCTGAGCATTTGCTACAAAACTGCTCTGACTGGCAGGAAAGACTGCCCTTCTTTGTAATTCTTTGTAGACCTCCTAAGAGATTATCATGAGTGATACAGATCCATTTGTAAGACACGAACCGTGTCCAGCGTGCGGGTCTAAGGATAACCTTGCCCGCTATCAATCAGGTTCAGCAAGTTGTTTCACCACAGGCTGTACCTATTATGAATTACCCAATGGTGAATCCCAATTTACAGGGAGTAAGATGGAGATCAATCGTATCCCGGGTGAATCCAAGATGGATGCCACCCGCAAGACCACACTGGAAACTAACAGTAAGTACCGAGTTACTAGTTACTTCCACAACAATGTTGAATACAAGGTATATCCTTACTTTGATAAGGACTCTACCCTAGTAGCACTCAAGTACCGTGGAGTGAAGGACAAGACATTTAGATTCGAGGGCAGCAGTAGTCAGTCCGGACTATTCGGTGAGCATCTATTCAGTATTGCCAATGGCAAGATGATCACGATTACTGAGGGTGAAGAGGATGCACTTGCTGTCTATCAAATGATGGGTAGTAGGTATCCAGTGGTATCAGTACGGACTGGTGCTAAGGGTGCAGTCAAGGATATTAAACAGTCCTTTGAATTCGTGGATCAATTTGAGAAGGTTGTCCTATGCTTTGATAATGATGAAGCAGGGAAACACGCAGCCAAGGAAGTGGCTCAACTGTTTTCTCCGGGCAAGGTACTCATTGTAGATCTTGAATTGAAAGATGCAGGTGAATATCTACAGGCTGGACGAGTAAAGGAATTCACGGAACGGTGGTGGAAACCTAAGGAGTGGACACCGGATGGAATTATTAATGCAAAGAACTTGCATGAAGCTATCTTCAATCCACCCAAGATTACTAGTGTGCCGTATCCTTGGTCCTGCCTCAATGATTTTACATATGGATTCCGTCAGAAAGAACTGGTGACAATCACTGCCGGCAGCGGCATGGGTAAGTCAAGTGTGCTTCGGGAACTCGAACACCACCTATTGAAACAAACGGAGGACAACATTGGAATCCTTGCACTGGAAGAATCAACTGACCGAACAGGCATTGGCATCATGTCAGTGGAAGCGAATCAACTCCTTCACCTGCCTGACACAGTTATATCAAATGAAGAAAAGCAACGAGCATTTGATAACACACTTGGCACGGGACGGGTATTTCTACACGATCATTTCGGATCAACAGATGAAGATAACCTGACCAGTAAGATTCGGTTCATGGCTAAGGCCTTTGATTGTAAGTGGATTATCCTTGACCATATCTCCATTGCAGTATCCGGAATGGAGGGGGATAACGAACGGCAATTAATTGATAGACTTATGACTAAACTACGGACTCTAGTACAGGAGACCGGCATTGGATTGTTTGTAGTATCACACCTGCGTAGACCTACCGGAGACAAGGGTCACGAGCGTGGTGCTGAGGTTACATTGAATCAACTGCGTGGTAGTCATGCCATTGCACAGCTAAGTGATATTGTGTTAGGTCTTGAGAGAGACCAGCAAGCAGAGAACGAGGACAGTAGAAACCTGACACTGGTTCGTGTAATTAAGAATCGGTTCACGGGTTACACTGGTCCAGCGTGTTGGCTCAAGTACAATAAATTCACAGGTAGATTAAGTGAGAGTGGAAAGCCCGATGAAGGATCTGATTTTTGATATAGAGACTGATGGACTAGATCCAACAGTCATTCATTGTGTAGTAGTAAAGGATTTAAATAGTGGTAACGTTACTCATTATACTAGTCTCGACGCTGATAAGTTTCGGGATTGTGTGGATGGACATAGACTCATAGGCCATAACATTATCGGCTTTGACTTGCCTGCATTGGAGAAGGTATGGGGATATACACACACAGGTTCGATGATAGATACTCTAGTTTTATCCCGGCTTGCAAATCCTGCATTGGAAGGGGGCCACAGTCTCAGGAACTGGGGTGCCATCTTAGGATTTCCAAAGGGGGAACATACCGACTGGAGCGTTTTCTCCGAGGAGATGTTGAAGTACTGTGCGTTGGATGTCGAGGTAACGGAACGAGTGTACCGTACCCTGATGAAGGAGAACTTGGACCCGAAGTCAGTAGCACTAGAGCACCGAGTGGCACATATCATTCGGCAACAGGAGATGAATGGCTGGATGTTCAACGAAAGACAAGCCGTTGAATTGTTGTCTGAATTGAAACACCGTATGGGTGAAATTGAAATGGAGATTACCAATGAATGGAAACCTATGGCAAAGTTGGTCAAAGAATTTAGACCAAAGTTTAATAAGAATGGATCTCTATCTCGGGTTGGTCTGGGTTTTGTTGACTCCCCTGATCATGTTTGGGTTGATAGATCCTTTGATGGCATGGACACTGGTTGGACTAGTGTTATTCGTTGGGTGGATTTTAATCTTGGCAGCCGCCAGCAAATTGCGGAGAGACTATCTTTAAGAGGTTGGACTCCGGATCGTTTCACTGATAAGGGTAGTCCGATTGTAGACGAATCTACCCTTGATGGTGTAGATATTCCAGAGGCAAAACTCATCAATGAATATCTATTGCTACAGAAACGAGTGGGCATGATGAATAATTGGCTTGACAATCTGAAGTCCGATGGTAGATTACATGGACGAGTCAATACCAATGGGGCAATCACGGGACGTATGACACACCGAGATCCTAATATGGCACAAGTACCTGCTTCCTACTCACCATATGGTAAGCAGATGCGTAGTCTATTTACTGTCCCCAAAGGTTACAAGTTAGTCGGTGCTGATGCTGCACAACTTGAACTGCGTATGCTTGCTCACTACATGAACGATGAGGACTACACAAATGAAATACTCAATGGGGACATTCATACTGCAAACCAAGTTGCTGCTGGTCTGCCTACACGAGATCAAGCAAAGACTTTCATTTATGCCTTCCTGTACGGAGCAGGTGACGCAAAAATCGGAAGCATTGTCGGAGGCAGTGCAAGGGATGGAGCAATCCTTAAGGACAAATTCCTTAGAAATACTCCAGCGTTGGCAGGACTTAGACAACGAGTTGATGATACAGTGCGGCAACGTGGATGGCTTAAAGGATTGGATGGACGGAGGCTTCACATACGATCTGCCCACGCAGCACTGAACACACTGTTGCAAAGTGCAGGTGCAGTGGTAATGAAGCAGGCATTGGTTCATCTCGTGGATAACTGTCAGCTACGGTACAAGTTGGTTGGGAATATTCATGATGAGATTCAAGCTGAGGTTCATGAAGAAGATGCTCATGCCTTTGGACAACAGGTAGTACAGAGTATTCGTATGACTGAGCAATCCCTAGGGCTGCGCTGCCCAATGGATGGGGATTACAAGGTCGGTAACAATTGGAGTGAGACACACTAATGGAACTTTATATTCAAGTAGATGATGATCAAGCAGACCGTATCTTTGTAGACCTATTACTGAACTGCTATTATGATTACACTGGTGAACTTGCCAAGTATGCAGATGACTCGGAAGCACTGGCACTAGCCTGTAAGACTTTGCTCAAGGTATATATGCTACCATCGGAATACCGTGAGGAGTTTAAGGAATGAATGAAGATACTGCAATCAAACTTGCATTGGACGTGGGATTACTAAACTACATTGATAATGAAACACCTAGGCATTACTTCATTGATGGCAATGCAGGACTTGAAGAGGTGATTGAGTTTGCTGAACTAATTGTTCGGGAATGTACGGATATTTTATCAACATATCGTGTTAGGTTTGATGATGGATTTGAATACAACTGTGCTCATCCTATTATTGCTATAAACAAACATTTCGGAATCAAATAATGTGTACAGAATTAGATGCAGCAATTCGTGAAATTGCCTATGTAATAGGCTCGATTATTGTTGTAATGATTGCGTTGTTTGTTGCGGCCCATTTTGCAGAACGGAGGTAGAGGAATGAAGATCATTCCAACTGAATTTGAAATCTATGATGATGAAGTACCTGACTTGTTGATAGGTAAGATCAAAGGTTTTGATGAGGAGTCTCTGGAGGTTGAGATCAAACAGATTATGACTTCAAAGAACATGCAAGAATTTGCTGTTTTGATGGAGAAGGTTGAGCAACTGTATAAGGATGGTATATGAAAGTAGATTTAATTGATGATCAAGTGGAAGCCATTGTCCGTAGTGAAATGGAATACGTGATGCAATCCATGAAAAGTTATCTTGAGGAAGGCAAGGCTGGTCAGATTTTCAGTGATGATCATAAATCAGATATGCATCTAATCTACCAACACTTGGAAGCAGCCGAATTGATGTATGATT